ACCTATTAAGAAAGGTGATGTTATTACAAAAGAAAAGGCCCTTTCCTGGTTGCGGATTAATACGGCGGCCCTGGAAACACAAATAAAAAAATTAGTAAAAGTGCCTATTAATGCCAATCAATTAACGGCATTAACTTCACTGGCTTACAATATTGGCATTGGTGCATTTACCAGGTCAACACTACTTCGCATGCTTAATAGTGCAAGCGATAAAAATTTAGTTGCCGCACAATTCATTCGTTGGAATAAAGTAAAAGGCAAAGAGGTTCCAGGATTAACAAACCGCCGCAAATTAGAAGCGGAACTATTTCTTTCATAAATTATTGATTTATACTACTTTTTAGATAATGCCCAGTCACGGCATTATTTTTTTTTGTTTATATGTAAAAAAGTAATATAAATTCGTATTGACAAACGATTATTAACCCAAATTTGGAACCATGCAAAAAGACCTACTTAACCAGGTTGGCCCTTACTTGGCCGAACTGAATGGCAAAATTCAAACATTACAATTCCTTGGAAAAAATTTATCCGAAACCCAGGTACATTTTGAAGTTACCTTTCCGGATGGTGACCGTGTTATTATTGACCAACGGTTAATTCCATACAATTTACAAATGGAATTACGAACCTTAATTGATGATAGCATTGATGAATACCAAAGAATTATTAAACATTTAACCGAGGTACACCATGCGCAAAAAGGTTGAATTTATTAGTGAATTGCTATTTTTTTTATTTGTAGCAACACCACTTTGTTTTTCAGTTTTATTACTTATTGAAATTTTTTATTTACCACAAACAATTAAAAATTTTTTACAATGCACAAAACTTATGATGTTCCGGCCTTTCCGCCGCAAATAGTTCAAGACAACCTTGGCCGTGTACTGGCACCAATTCCAGGACTTACCAAACGCGAATATTTTGCCATTACTCTTTTACCGCATTTCCTTGAAAGCAAAAAAGTATATGCAAAAAATGGCAACCAACTTAATCCATACCAAGCAAGTGTGATGGCCGCCGAATTACTAATTGATGAATTAACCAAAACAAACGAAAATGAAAACAATATTCAAATTGTTGAATAATCCAAAATTTTGGCTTTTTGTAATTGTGTTTTTTATGCTTTGGCTTTCCAGTTACTGGAATTATTAACCTTATGACAAACGACCAAGAATTAACCGAAATACTCAAAGTTCGGCGGTATAACCCTTTGCATAAACCGAAGGCCGAACAAGTGGTATTGACAATTGCCGGCAAGGTAGTTGGATGCTTGGAAAATTATTGTGTGATAAGCGGATTACCCAAGGCGTCGAAGTCAACTTATGCCGCATCCATGATTGCAAGCGCATTAATTCCGCCGTTTCAATCAATATTTGGTATAAAAATGCAAACACCAAAAGACCGTAACCGCATTGCCTATTTTGACACCGAGAGTTCGCAATATGATTTTTACCGGCAAATGGAACGGATAAAAAACTTTGCGGACAAAAGTAATATTCCAGATTTCCTGGATGCTTTTTCTTTTCGTGAGGACATGCCCAAGCGCATCCGGGCCATGATTGAACTTTATTTGTCAACTAATCCGGATTGTTCGGTTATTATTGTGGATGGTTTATTGGATTTATGTCTTAATTACAACGATGAAACGGAAACCAGGTTACTCACAAACTGGTTCAAAAGAATTACAAAACAATATAATATTTTGATGATTGGTGTGTTACACCTTGGCAAAGGTCACGGCGAAACCTTGGGCCATTTAGGTTCTAATACTGACCGGTGGGCGCAAAGTACCATGATTGTGGAACGGAACCGGGAAACCAAGCAATTTATATTGAAACCAAAATATTTGCGAAGTAGTGATGACTTTGAACCAATTGCCATTATGAATTTTGATGGCCAGTGGAACCAGGTACCATTAATTGAAACGGACACAATTACAATACCCAAAAAAGTAAAAAAAAAATAATATGACACCAGTACAAAGCATTATGCTTTACATCAAAAACGGAAACCTACAAAACGGAATTGTTTACAAACGTTTCACTATTGACGGAATAAAATATATGGAACAGCAAGCGTACCTGGAATTAGCTGGCGCATTAAATAGGGCATATAATTGCGGAGTAGCTGATGGATGTAACAAAAAAAGATTAGACAATTATTTTTTAGAAGAATACGCACAAATAGAAGTAATACCAGATTTGGATAAAATTTTTAAACCGGGAACGGGGGAAACCGAACAACAATAATTATGGATAACAAAAAAAATGGCGGTGCAATTTTTCGCCAAAAAAAGGAAAAACCAACTTCACCCGATTACACCGGTGACATTGAATTGGATGGCATTAAATGGCGGCTTTCATGTTGGGTTAATAAAAGCAAAGCCGGTTACAATTATTTGAGAATTTTGGCAAATAAGTACACTGATAACGGCAGTGTTCAAGCAATGCATCAAGGCATGGCAAATTATTTGGATGATATTAACCAGGCAAAAGAGGCCGCAATAAATAATAAGCCGGAAACGGATGACTTACCATTTTAAAAAAAGTGGGCCAGGAGTAAACTCAACTGGCCCGGACAAACGACTTCGGAACCAACCGCAAGTCACTTGCATTCACTGTAAAAATATAGGAAATGCCTAAAATAATCAAAACGGCAATAGTTTTTTTTGGGCCAAAAGGCCCACGGCCAAGGAAATACCGGAATATTACTAATTTGGTCAAATTTGGCCAATTTTGCGCTGATTTAGGCGCATGGTACATAAATTGGTACGATGCAAAAAGCGGCGAATTTGACCGCCGCACATGGCTTAAAAGCGATTTTGACAAAAAGTAGTATATTTGGTATCTCATAAGCAAGCATAAGTTGGTTTCATTGAATTTTCGGCCTGGTGTTCTCACCGGGCCTTTTTTATGCCCGGCCGGAATATATGCACCAATCTATTTTATGAAATGAAGGTGAATGCAAGTGAATGTTAATAAAAAACTTGGTAAAAACTTGATTTATTCACAAATTTTTTGTAACTTTGTTTCCGTTGTGCAAGCCCCACAAAGGCATGCACACGGAAACAAAAAATGTGAATGTGAATAATTGTGAGAAAGTGAATTTTGTTATTCGCAAATGTTTTTTGTAATTTAGAAGTGACAAACGACATAAGAACAAAAAGCCGCATCCAATAAAGGAATGCGAAACATACTGTGGTTAGTAGGTGGTGCCGCCGCCTTATATTTTTTATCAAGATTTTCATTTGGCCAAAAGGCAAATTTTGTACTTCGCGGATTGCGACCAGGCGGCACCCTTTTTGCACCGGTCATCAATGTAGATTTTGCCGTACAAAACCCAACCAATCAACAAGTAACTGTTAAAAGTGTAACTGGTAGTGTTTCCGTGAATGGTGAATATTTGGCGAATGTTAGTGCATTTGGTGACCAGGTTATTCAGCCAAATAGTGAAAGCATGTTGCGGTTAAGTGCAAGGCCATCCGCAATTGGTGTGTTCAATTCAATTCGTGAATTATTAACAAGTCCGGCCGGCCAGGTAAATGCATCTTTTACCGGTTCGGCAAATGTGGATGGATTGGTTATTCCAATTGCTGAAACAAAAGTTATTTGATAATGGATGCAACAACAATAATGGGCCGGTTGGAACCATTTAAAAATAAGCAACAAATGATTGTTGCCGACCAGTCAACCGGTGATATTATTGAGGCAATAACCGAGGCGCACAAAATACATGCGCCGGAATATAGCCAAATTAGTTCTTTTTTTAAGGCACCTACCAAACGAGAAACGGCAAAGCGCATTTTCAATTTTTTGAAAAAGAATGTGAAATATGTGATTGAACCAGGCAACCGACAAACCGTAAAAAGTCCGGCGGCCATCCTGGCAACTGGACATGGTGACTGCAAACATTATTCACTATTTGCCGGTGGTATTTTGCAAAACTTGGGAATTCCATTTGCTTACCGTTTTTCCAGTTACCGGATTTTTGACAAGCAACCACAACATGTGTTTGTTGTTGTTAATCCTGGTACCAGTAACGAAATTTGGATTGACCCAGTATTAAAAGAATTTGACTATAAAAAACCTTACAATTACTCAATAGATAAAAAAAATATGGCCCTTTATTCAATATCCGGAGTTGGCGCAACCAAGGAACAAAAAGCAAA